TGTGTTTTCAATATTGTTTAGGACACCCTGATAACAAATCAGATAGAACTGGCAAGATTGATACAAGAGCCGTTTATGGTATGCAAGGTCGTGAGATGATGTCATGGCTTACTCATCTGCAACATATCAGATCTAAGAATGTTATCTTTGTTGGCATTTTAGATGAGAAGGTTGATGATTATGGTAGAACTCTGTATGAGTTACAGATTGAAGGTTCTAAAACTGGTCGTGAGCTACCTGGCATTGTTGATGAGGTAATTACTATGGCAGTTATGCCAAGTGAGGAACATGGTCCTTATAGGGCTTTTGTATGTCAAACACTTAACCAATGGGGTTATCCAGCAAAAGATAGATCTGGTCAATTAGAAGTAATTGAGGAACCACACCTTGGTAAGCTATTGGCAAAAATTAGTGGTAGGTCAAGCGAAGAAAGGGATTTAAACTTCGTTGACCCTAATGCAATCAAATCTAGCGAAAAAGGAGATACTAAATGATTGATTTTAATGAAGTCCCAACTGGTGGTGGCGGTGGAGGAGATTTTGAGTTAATTCCTGCTGGCACTGTAGCTCGTGTTATCTTAACTATGAAAAGGGGTCCTGAAGTTATCCCTGATTACTCAACACAACCTATGTTTAAGCAAGGTCAAACTGGCACTAAGTGGCTTGAATGTGAGTTCACTGTGGTTGGTGGCAAGTATGATAAGCGTAAGTTTTGGCAAAATATCATGGTTGATGGTGGCAAGATTAATCCTGAAAGTGGTATGCCTTGGTGTAAAGAAATTGGCATCAGAACTTTTAGAGATATTATTAATAGCACTTTTGGTCTTGATCCAAATGACACCTCACCAGAGGCTGCCATGAAGAGAAAAGTAAATGACTTAAACGTGCTTGATGGTGCAGAGTTTTGTGTCAAAGTAGCCGTTGAAAAAGGCACTAATGGCTATGCAGATAAGAATAAGATGATGGTTGCTCTTGCTGTAAATAGCAATGAGTATATTGGTTCTGCACAAGCACCTAAAACTAACAACCAACAACCTCAACAACCTAATGGTAATAGTCCATTACCACCTTGGGCAAAGAAGTAGGTTTCTAGGTTTCTAGCGGCAGGACTGCTTTCTCGTCTGCTAGAGTCGGTTTGGGTAGCACCGATGCCGCAAAGCTACCCATTATATAAGGAACAAACATGATTTTAAGACCATACCAAGAAGTAGCAGTAGACGACGCATCAACTGCATTAGACAAACATAAGAATACTATTGTTGTCGCACCAACTGGTGCAGGCAAAACAATTATGTTATCTGCCTTGGTTGGCAAGAGATACAAAGTAGGTAACAAGGTTCTTATTCTGCAACATAGAGATGAGTTAGTAAGACAGAATAGAACTAAGTTCTCTAGGGTTAATCCCAATATTACAACTAGTATTGTTGATGGTACAGAAAAAGACTGGTCAGGCAATACAATATTTAGCATGGTGCAAACATTATCAAGAGAAAACAATCTGAATAACATCAATCATTTTGACTTAGTTGTGGTTGATGAAAGTCATCATGCAGTAGCAGATACATACATGCGTATCATTGATAAGGTTAGACAAGCCAATGAATCTGTTGAAATTGTTGGTTTTACTGCAACGCCAAATCGTGGTGACAGAAAAGGTTTGAAGAAAGTATTTACAAACTGCTCACATCAGATTGAGATTAACACATTAATTAGAGAGGGCTTTTTAGTACCACCAAAAACATATGTTGTTGATGTGGGTGTGCAGAAAGATTTACAAAATGTTCGTAAGACAGTAACTGATTTCGATATGTCAGAAGTTGAAAAGATTATGAACAAACGTGCCATCAACGAAAAGATTGTTGAGGAATGGCAAGATAAATCTGGCGATAGAAAGACAGTTGTTTTTTGTAGCACAATTACTCATGCACAAGATGTATGCGATGAATTTAGAAAGAAAAATATCCGAGCAGAGATTGTAACTGGTGATACACCAAGCGAACAACGTAAAGAAATATTACATGATTTAGAGCATGGTGATGTGCAAGTAGTTGTTAATGTTGCCGTGTTGACCGAGGGATTTGATGCACCGCCCATTAGTTGCATTGTTCTTACAAGACCATGTTCATATAAATCAACGATGGTACAGATGATTGGCCGTGGTCTTAGAACAATCAGTCAAGAAGAATACCCTGGAGTAATTAAGAAAGATTGTATCGTCTTAGATTTTGGCACAAGCGTTCTTACACATGGGTCACTTGATGAGGGCGTTGACCTTGATGGTGCTCAAGCAAACGTAAATGGAGCAACACCACTTAAAAACTGCCCAGAGTGTCAATCTGAAATACCATTGTCATCAAGAGAATGTCCTATTTGTGGCTATGAGTTTGGAACACAAGACAGAGAGGTTCTTGAAAACTTTACCATGACAGAGGTTGATCTCATTGATAGATCACCATTTAGATGGCTTGACTTGTTTGAAAATAATAGATGTATGATGGCAAGTGGCTTTAATGGATTTAGTTTGGTTGCACATTTAGACGACCTATCTGTGGCTCTTGTAAAGCGTAACAAAGGTCGTTTAAGAGTTATTAGCGTTGGAACAAAGGAACAAGCGATTGCATCTGCTGATGACTTCCTTAGAGGCATTGAAGATGGTGATGGATCAAAGAAAGGAAAGAGATGGTTGAATCAAGGTGTGAGCATGAAACAAAGAGATGCTTTGGCACAACTTGGTCAGTTTGTTAGACCTATGGATTTTAGTTGGAATAAATACAAAGCCGCATGTTGGTTAAATTATTTGTGGAATAAAAAAGAAATTGATGCAAAAATTCTAAGCTATTATGAAGGAGACAATAATGCAACGTAGTGAAGCATTGAAAAAAGTAGATTTAATTATTAATGGACCAAGAGCTAAATCTCATGGAGATGCTACGGAAACACATACATACATAGCTCAGATGTGGAATATATTATTAAGGAAAAAGTTAAAAGAGCCTTTAGACATACACGATGTTTATAGAGCTATGATTGGCATTAAACAAATTAGAAACAGTCAGAATCCAAAAGTTGATGATAACATGATTGATATTATTGGATACGCTGCATTAGCTTTGGAGGCAAAAGATGGCAAGAATGGTAATTGAATATACTATTCGAGAAGAAAATGATGCAGGTGTTGAAAACTTTAAAGATGGCAAGATGTTTGTTCAGTTTAGTTTTGATGATCACCCAGACGTTACTGCGGATAAAATACAAAATGGATTAATTCATGTGATGGATAAAAACAAGAATTATGTTTTAAACATAAGTTTTATCGCCAAGTTTGAAGGCGTAACAATGGCAGAGGGTGCCATGTATAAAGAAGGAGAAGGTAGATGGATAAACCCACAATCGGAGACGATTCATTAAAAAACTTAACTAAATTATTTACAAGAATTGGTTGGGATAAAAAGTTAAGCGAACTTAGTGAAGATGAAATACTCGTCACAATATTAATTATGCAATTCTCAAAAAGGATAGATTCAGATGAACAATACACAAAGGACAGACTCGACAAACTACTTCTTGAATATGTCTATGAAAAGCAAGATGAATCAGAAATCAACGAAGACGAAATACCTTTTTGAGGAAGTCATTGATCAAACTATTGTAGACAAAAATAGGAAAGAACCGAAGCGTAAGTATCTAGGTGCATCAATGTTGGGGGATAAGTGTGCAAGAAAAATACAATACATATACACTGGTTGTGAACCTGATGAAGAAAAAAAGTTTAACGCTAGGACTTTAAGGGTATTTCAGTTAGGGCATGAGTTGGAAACAAGTATGGCTGGTTGGATTAGAAACGCTGGATTTGACATAAGAACTATGGACAGTAATGGCGAACAATTTGGTTTTTCCATAGCAGAGGATGAAATCAAGGGTCATATAGATGGTGTTATTTGTTCTGGACCTTTGAGTGTAGATTATCCAATGTTGTGGGAGTGCAAGTCTGCCAATGAAAAAAAGTTTAGAGACTTTAAAATGAAAGGCATAAAAGCCAATCCCACTTATGAGGTTCAAGTTGCGTTGTACCAAGCATATATGGAGCTAACAGACAACCCTTGTTTGTTCACAGTTATCAACAAAAATACTAGTGAAATATTTTACGAGTTAGTTCCGTTTAATCAGAATTTAGCACAATATGCTAGTGATAGGGCAGTTGATATATTAAGAGCATCTAAGCAAAATGAAATGTTGCCTAGAATAGCACAGAACAGAGATGTTTTTGAATGTAAGTTTTGTCAGTTTGCAGACACATGTTGGGAGCAGGGTTGATGGCGACACGGAAGGTAGCAAGGTGCCGCCATCAAGGGGAATGGTAATGAACATTATAAAGTTTGGCAATAGTAAAAGGACTATGGATGCAAGGGAGCTTGTTGAGTTAATTAGTGAGAAAGTTCCAGCACATGTTCAGATTGATTTACTCAAAGATACATATCCACAAGGTGTTGTTAGAGGTGATCAATTTACTATTGGATCGCTTGGTGGAGAGGCAGGTAAATCTCTTAAAATAGACATTAACCCTAGATCACCATATTTTATGAAAGGTCAAGATTTTAATGGTGCAGATGGAGTTGGAGGTATTGTTAAAATATTGATGGAGGGCAGAAATATGAAGTTGCCTGAAGTTAAAGAATTTTTTAATAA